GACGAAGGCTTCGGAAAGTGCCACGCTTGTGGACAAGGTTATCCATCCAGTCGAAAGACCTTCGATTGGGCGGATGAGAAGTACCCGACAAAAGGAGATAACAAGATGACATTCACACCAAAGCTGATCGAGACCCCCAGCGATGGAAAGTATGAAACCATGCGAGGCATCCAGAGCCGCACAATGGAGGACTACGGAGTTCTGACCTACGGGGATCGTCAAGAGTACGTGTACCCCAGCGGGGGAATTAAGGTACGTAACCTCAAGGAGAAAGGCTTCTACGCTAAGGCAGGGTTCAAGGGTGATGAACTGTTCGGTATGAACCTGTTCACCGCTGGTAGCTCTAAAATGGTTACGATCACAGAGGGTGAACTAGACGCTCTCTCAGTGTCTCAGATACTAAAGAGCAGCTACACTAACCCTGTTGTGTCTCTACCCTCTGCTACGCCCTCTAAGAAGCTCTGGGAGAATTGCTCAGAGTGGCTCAACAGCTTCGATAAGATCATCCTGTCAGTGGACACCGATGAGGCTGGTAATACTCTCGCAGATAAGGTTGCCAAGCTGTTTCCTAACAAGGTCTACCGTGTAAACCACCATCCATACAAGGACGCTAACGACTTCCTACAGAACGGCAAAGGAAAGGAGTTCAAAGGGGCGTGGTGGTCAGCTAGTAAGTACACACCAGAGAACGTGATGAACACCACAGAGGACTTCTTGTCGCTGTATCAGGATGCACCAGAGCATGAGTATGTGCCAACAGGTATCCAAGCACTAGACGATAAGATACTGGGGCTGATGCAGGGTCACTTCACGGTTATCAAAGCACCGACAGGCATTGGTAAGACTGAGGTGATGCGTTACCTTGAGTATAACATGATCTCGAAGGGCGTACCAATCGCTGCAATGCACGTAGAAGAAACCAAGCTACGGTCTCTGCTAGGTCTTGTGTCTTACGAATGTAATGACAACCTGACACGCAGGGACTTGATTGAGGAGAAGGGAGCCAACGCTCAGGTCATTGCAGCTATCCAGAAGCTAACTAAAGATGAGTTGTACTACCAATTCTTCATGGGTGACGGACAGGGTGCAGAAGAGCTATGCGACCAGATCAGATACTTTAGTCAAGCCTGTGGTTGTAAGTTCGTATTCTTTGAGCCTATCCAAGACGTAGTGGTAGGATCATCTGAGGAAGGTAAAGAAGCAATGCTTGCTGATCTATCCATCCGTCTGTCTAAGCTGGCAGCAGAGCTTAACGTAGGGATCGTCACTATTGCTCACACGAATGACAATGGCGATCCTAAGTATTGCAAGATGATTGGACAACGTGCTTCTGTCGTTATTGACCTGTCACGGGAGAAAGATGCAGATAGCTTAGAAGAACGAAACACTACATACATTCGCGTTGAGAAGAACCGCCCATGCTCAGAAGAAGGTGCAGCGGGTACAATGCGATTTAACTTAGATACGTTTACATTGAGGGAAGTGTAATGATGGAAGATTATGACGAAGATGATTACGTAAGCATTGGGTTTGATGATGAAGATGGATTTATAGCGATACATTCCGAGCAGTTGGATGAAATCGACTATGAAGGTAACCAACACCTACACAGTATAGTTTTCTGCATAGACGATAAAGAGTTCTATAAGGTTGGGTGGAAAGTATTTGCCGTAGAAGGGAAAATGTCAGAGGGTAGTTACATGGTGAGAGTAGAACCTGTTAGTAAAACAACCACAGTTTGGGAGGAGAAGTAGGAACAATGACAACAGTATTCGACATTGAAACAGATGGTCTATTAGATGTGTTGACCAAAATTCATGTCATGTCTTGGTCTAATGATATGGGTGAAGTAAAGCACACTCATGACTATGACGAGATGCGCTATGTATTGCTCAACAGCGAAACACTTGTAGGCCACAACATGATCCGCTTTGACGTCCCCGCAGTGGAAAAGCTGCTGGACATCAAGGTAACAGCACGTCTGGTAGATACACTAGCGTTAAGCTGGTACATCAACCACACACGTATGAAGCATGGCCTTGAGGGCTACGGAGAGGAGTATGGAGTGCCTAAGCCAGTAATTAAGGACTGGAACACCCTTACGCCTCAAGAGTACGCCCACAGGTGCGATGAGGATGTTAAGATCAACAACCGTCTATGGCGTGATTTAGACCTTAAGCTAAACAAACTATACAAGGACGCACCAGAAGACAAAAACCGTCTCATTGATTATCTGTCGTTCAAACTAGACTGCGCCAGAGAGCAAGAGGAGCTACGGTGGAAATTAGACGGACCAAAGGCACAAGCAGCCTACGACGAAATTAGCCAACTCAAAGAGGAGAAGGTTGAGCAACTCGCAGATGCTATGCCTAAGCGTATCCTAGAACGAATGGCAACAAAGCCAAAGGTTATGCACAAGAAAGACGGAGAGCTATCATCACACGGTGAGAAGTGGGTGGCTCTCTGCAAGGAGTACAAGCAGTCTGTGACGACGATAGGCTTTAAGGTGAAGACGGGTGAGGAACGGGGCAACCCTAACTCTAACGATCAGGTTAAGGACTGGCTACGGTCTTTAGGTTGGGAGCCACGTACATTTAAATTCGTAAGGGATAAGAAGAGTGGAGACACAAGACAAATTGAGCAAGTACGTAAAGGCTCTGACTTATGTCAAAGCGTTAGGGAGCTTTCTAGTAATGATCCTGCTGTTGACCTTCTTGATGGTCTCACCGTACTTACTCACAGGGCGGGTATCTTAAAGAGCTTCTTGGAAGGCCAAACAGATGGCTACCTACAAGCTAGTATCGCTGGACTAACTAACACATTCCGCTTCAAGCACTTCAAGCCACTGGTAAACCTACCTAGCGTAGACAAGCCGTATGGTGATGTGATCCGAGGATGCCTGATTGCACCAGAAGGTTACGTGCTGTGTGGTGCTGACATGACATCACTAGAGGATACGACTAAGCGTCACTACATGAAGCCACTTGACCCTGACTATGTAAACGAGATGAGCCGTGAAGGCTTTGACCCACACTTAGACTTAGCACTACACGCAGGTCTTATTAAGCAGAGTGACATCGACATGCACAACTCAGGTGAGCGGTCACTAAAGGAGTTACGTAAGAACTACAAGGTTGTTAACTACAGCGCCACGTATGGCATTGGAGCAGCAGCCCTTGCAAGAGGTACTGGCATGAGCAAGAAGGCTAGTCAGACCCTCTTAGATGCCTTCTGGTCACGTAACTGGGCCATTGAGAAGGTAGCTAGTGGAGCTAAGACAAGGGAAGTGCTGGAAGGCATGTGGCTCAAGAACCCAGTGTCAGGCTTTTGGCATAGTTTACGGAGCGATAAGGATCGTTTCAGTACACTTAACCAAAGCACTGGAGTGTTCTGTTTTGATACATGGGTTGCTTTGTGTCGTAAGAACGGAATTAAATGTGTCGGGCAGTTTCACGATGAGGTGATTGCCTTAGTAGAGAGGGGTAAAGAAGGTCATGTAGAAGAGGTTATGCACGATGCAGCTATCAAGCTAAACGAGAAGGTAAAGCTAAACGTACCTCTGGGAACAGACGTACAATTTGGTAATACATATGCGGATATTCACTAAATTAAAAAGTTTGGTTGTTAAAACGCCAAAAAGGTCTATATAGTATAGTACAAACCCCGACAAAAAGGAAGATGAAAATGGGAAAGAAAGTTTACGTAGAGTGTGAACTAGAGTGGACAAAGTTGCGGGAAGAAGACCGTGACATGGGAACGAACCTAGTGGAAGGGTCAGACCAGCGAAATAACATTGAGGCAAAGCAAGGTCTCTACATTGTTAACTGCGTGGTTGATGATGCTGCAAAGAATAAGATGGTTGCTGATGGCATCCCAAACAAGGGACTACAAGCGCAACTGTTTAAGGTTAGTAAGGAAGGTAAAGACTTCTACAAGGCTACACGTCCACACCTTAACCCTAAGTTCTTTGACAAGGAAACAGGGGAACAGGGAGTTGTTATGGGCGCACCAAAGGTTCTCAAGATGGTTGACGGAGATTACGTTGATTGGGACTGGGAAGAAGATGGCCTCATTGGTAACGGCTCTAAGGCTACAGTGAAGTTCGATGTGTGGGACGGTAAGATTACAACTATGGAAAAAGTTCTAGTTACCGACCACCTTAAATATGAAGCAGACAGTGACGAAGGTGGGTTCTAATGCAGGTATCTATTACATTCACTTCAGACAATGAAGACGATGGTTTTGATGGTAGCACAACAGTGGTGCGTGGTAACATTGATGACCTATACGGACTAGCACAAACTTTTGCAGACGCAGCACGGGCGGGAGGTTATACATACGTAGAAGATGTAGCCTTTGAGAAGGACGATGGTCAAATGGTGTTTGGAGGGTTCTAATGACTAAAGGAAAGGTTCTAGTAGACGGGGACATCCTCGCATACCGAGCAGCCTTTGCCACTCAAGACGATCTCCCCAAGGATGCAGAAGAGAAGGTAGAGATACTACTCGACTTCGTTCTTGAGGAGACGTTAGACTTCGTTACACCAGATCAGTTTGAGGTGTATCTAACTGGGCCTAACAACTTTCGTTTTGAGGTAGCAAAGAGTTACCCCTACAAGGGAAACAGGAAAGCAACTGAAAAGCCAAAGCATCTACGCCATGTACGTGACTATCTGGTGAAGAAGTTTGACGCTATCGTAAGTGAAGGAGAAGAAGCAGATGACCTAATAGCAATAGAAGCTACCCGACTGGGGCCAACCACTATCGTCGCATCCATTGATAAGGATATGTTGCAGATACCTTGTCGTCACTTTAACTTTAACAAGAAAGAGTGGTCAACAGTATCCGAATGGGAAGGCAATAAGTTTTTCTACACTCAGATACTGACAGGAGATGCAGCAGACAACATCAAAGGTCTCAAGGGAATTGGCCCCGTTAAGGCAACTAAGTTGTTAGCCGAGTGTGATACGGTAGAGAGCCTGTATAAAGCCTGTGTGAAGGCTTATGACGGTGATGTGGAGCGTATCATTGAGAATGCTAGGCTACTTTGGTTAAGACGTTACGAGGGGGAGTTATGGCAACCACCAGAACTAGACGACAACACGCCATAAAAAACGGCTACAGATCAGGTCTTGAAGATGACATCTCTGTTGACTTAAAGGAAAGGGGTGTAACTTTCGAGTATGAGACCTTGAAGATTAAGTGGGTCTTAAACGAGAATAAGAGTTATACGCCAGACTTCATTTTACCTAACGGTATCATCATTGAGTCCAAAGGACGGTTTGTAGCTGCGGATCGAAAGAAGCACTTGAAGGTTAAGGAGCAACACCCTAAGTTAGACATACGATTCGTATTTAGTAACTCTCGTGGTAAGATTAACAAGGGTTCTAAGACAACATACGGTGACTGGTGCGACAAGCATGGGTTCATCTACTCAGATAAAAGGATTCCAGACCAATGGTTGAAGTAAACAGTTTGTTAACAAGGTTGCTAAAGCTGAATAAAGAGCAGATTGAAGCAATAGAGTTTGAATTAAGGGTACACCTGATGGAAATGGAGTTAGAAGATGGGTAAAACGGTAGTAGTTTATAGTTGCGCTCACGTTGATCCCTCAGTGGACAACGAGCGGTTCGATTGGTTGGGCGAGTTCTTGTATGACATCAAGCCTGATTATGTCGTTGACTTGGGAGACGGCGCTGACATGCGGTCGTTAAATACATTCGACACTCGCTCCCCAGAAGCAATCGTTAGCCAGAACTACGAGGCTGACATTAACCAGTACAATGACGCACAGGAACGTATCCGATGGAAGTTCCGACACCACAAGCGTAAGCGACCAGCTTACTTTGGATTTGAGGGAAACCATGAGAACCGAATTAAAAAAGCTATCAAAACTGATCCTAGACTCGAAGGAGCCAAGTACGGCATATCTTTCGGGCATCTCCAGACAAAGCATTGGTTTGATGAATACCACGAGTATGAACACTCAGCACCAGCGATTGCTGATTACGATGGTGTATCTTACGCTCACTTTTTTAGCAGTGGTAACTTCGGTTCTGCTATGTCTGGTATGCACCATGCTAACGGGTTACTTGCTCACAGGCATCATAGCAGCACTTGTGGGCATAGCCATAAGCGTGATCTTAAGTTTAAAGATGCTTCGCACCCTAACGGAGCTATCGGACTTGTCGCTGGATGTTATAAAGGAGCAGCAGAAGGATGGGCTGGACAAGCCAACCGAGAGTGGTGGTCTGGTGTGGTAGTCAAGAGAGAGGTATCTAATGGTATGTATGAGCCTTCTTTTGTGTCGCAGTCTACATTAAGGAAGATGTATGGGAAAGCGTAGTGATTTCAAAAGGGTTGAACGTGATTACTACCCGACACCACTAGCTGCTGTTGAACCTCTGATCTCGCACTTGCCTTACACATTTGATTATGTAGAGCCATGTGCGGGAGATGGACGACTGATAAGGCACATCAGTGAACTTACAGACGGACATGGTGAGTGCTTATATGCTTGTGACATTGAACCAAGACATCCTAACGTGTTTAAGCATGACGGTCTTGAACTTGAGTTAGGTGGTTACGGTGTCACTGACTTTTGCATTACCAACCCACCTTGGGACAGGAAGTTTCTGCACCCATTCATAGAACATTGGATGCAGAGGTGTCCTACATGGGTGTTGTTCGATGCAGATTGGGCGCACACTAAACAGTCAGCATTGTACATGAGTTACTGTACTAAGGTGGTGAGCGTAGGTCGTGTTAAGTGGATCGAAGGAAGTAAGAGCGTGGGTAAAGACAACTGTGCTTGGTATCTGTTTGATGCCTACAATGAAAAACAAACTGAGTTTTATGGGAGAACGGTGTGATTAGTCAGGATGATATAGATGCGTTTGCAGATGGACTGCGAAACCAACCTGTGCAGGGATTAAACGATTATCAAAGGAAGGCAGTGTCTTTTGCTATCTACCCTGCGACGCATAAGGTGCTGTACCCAACATTGGGCCTATGTGGAGAGGCTGGTGAGGTAGCAGAGAAGGTCAAGAAGCAAGTTCGAGACGGTGTATTTAATCGCCATGAGGTAGCAAAAGAACTGGGGGATGTCCTCTGGTATTTAGCTAACATTTCAAATGATATCGGCTATAGTCTTAAAGAGATAGCTAACATGAATGTAGATAAACTAAGGAGTCGTAAAGAACGTGACGTTATTAAGGGAAGTGGAGATAACCGATGAAGACTAGGTGGGTAAACAATATCTTTGTGCGGTTTATGAGGTATTGTATTCTGTGGTCAGAACATAGATCAGCAATCAAAACTCTTAATAAGCTAACAGATGCAGAGTTAAAAGACATTGGATTAACACGGGGCGACATTGACCGTATGGTCTGGCTAGACGAAGACAAGAAAGAACGAGGAAAAGACACATGAACAATCTACTACCAACAGACTACCAGACCTTCATTGCAACCTCACGTTATGCACGGTGGTTAGACAAAGAGGGACGCCGAGAGAATTGGACAGAGACCGTGGGACGTTACATGGACAATGTTGTAAAGCCTGTAGCTGGAGATGATACCTACATCAAATCTATTGAGGAAGCTATCCTTAACCTTGAGGTTATGCCTTCCATGCGAGCTTTGATGACAGCGGGGCCAGCACTCTCCCGTGATAATACTGCTGGCTACAACTGCTCCTATTTGCCCGTAGATGACCCTAAGTCCTTTGACGAGGCTATGTTCATCTTGTTGTGTGGTACAGGCGTAGGGTTCTCTGTAGAGCGTCAGTACGTGTCCAAGCTACCAGAAGTTCCAGAGGAGATGTTCGACAGCGAGACTACAGTGTTTGTTAAAGATAGCAAAGAGGGTTGGGCGAAGTCCCTGCGTCAGGTCATTGCATTGCTATACAGTGGTGAAATACCTAAGTGGGACGTATCAAGTGTACGACCAGCAGGAGCTAAGTTGAAGACCTTCGGTGGTCGTGCTAGTGGGCCAGCACCTTTGGTTGACTTGTTTGGTTTTGTTATTCGTACCTTTGCTAATGCTAAAGGTCGTAATCTGTCTTCTATTGAGTGTCACGACATTATGTGTAAGATCGGGGAGGTCGTAGTTGTAGGTGGTGTACGTCGATCAGCTATGATCTCTTTGAGCAACCTAAGTGATGATCGTATGCGTCATGCTAAGAGTGGTTCGTGGTGGGAAAACGATCCGCAACGAGCCTTGGCTAACAACTCCGTGTCATACACCGAGAAGCCTGATGCTGTTTCATTCATGCGAGAGTGGATGTCACTGGTAGAGAGTGGATCGGGTGAGCGTGGCATCTTCAACCGTGAGGCATCTGTACGACAAGCGGCGAAGAATGGTCGTCGTGATGCAAACTATGAGTTCGGTACGAATCCTTGCAGCGAGATAATTTTACGCCCATACCAATTCTGTAACCTAACAGAGTGCGTAGTACGTGCTACAGACACTTTGGAGACACTTGAAAAGAAGGTTCGTCTGGCAACTATCCTTGGGACTATCCAGTCGTCTTACACCAAGTTCCCGTACTTGCGTAAGGTATGGCAGAAAAACACAGAAGAGGAACGACTACTAGGCGTATCACTGACAGGGATCATGGACAACCCTCTGATGACAACAAGTAACCGTGGTTTGGATAAGACCCTTGCTCACCTTAAAGAAGTTGCTGTAGAGACTAATGCTGATTGGGCTGAACGCCTTGGAGTTCCTATCTCTGCTGCTATCACTTGCGTCAAGCCTTCGGGGACGGTGTCACAACTGGTTGATAGTGCGTCAGGTATCCATGCTCGACACTCTCGTTACTACGTCCGTACAGTGCGAGGGGACAACAAAGACCCTCTGACACAGTTTATGAAGGATCAAGGTATCCCTAGTGAGCCTGACGTTATGAAGCCTGATCAAACAACAGTGTTCAGTTTTCCTATGCAAGCCCCAAAGGGTGCTGTAACCACAGGGGATATGTCTGCCATTGATCAACTTGAGATGTGGATGGCGTATCAACGATCATGGTGTGAACATAAGCCCTCCGTGACAATCAACGTCAAGAAGGACGAATGGTTTGAGGTAGGTGCATTCGTGTACAAGAACTTTGATGAGATGTCTGGGGTGTCGTTCTTGCCGTACAACGAGCATACGTACCAACAGGCTCCTTATCAAGACGTAGGAAAGTCAGACTACACTATGCTGAAGTCAATTATGCCTAAACGTATTGACTGGTCTAAGCTGTCAGATTACGAGCAGGAAGACAACACATCAGGCAGTCAGACACTGGCTTGTTCTGGTGACAGTTGTGAGATCGTTGACTTAACTTAACTCTAGCACCTGAGCATGTGTATAAACTGCTAACTTAAACAAAGGAGACTAAAATGTTTAGTGCTATTGCTATCGTCTGTTCTTTAAGTGGGTCGGGGGACTGTTTCTCTGTTGCCAACCAGACTATTTTCCCTACCTTAAAAGCCTGTCAAAATAATGCTTACTCTGCACAGACTTACGCCGAAGTTAATAACCTTCAGTTAGTAAGACTTGCGTGTTATGACTGGAATGTAGAAACATGAGTTACACTGTAATCACCCGCAATCGATGTAACTTCTGTGATACAGCTAAGGCTACCTTGAAAGGGGTTGGACAAAGTTATGTAGAGTTCAACGTAGAATCTGAAAGTTCTAAGTGGGTCTTGTCCTTGATGAAGCAAGCGGGTCTTAAAACTGTACCTCAAATCTTTTCATCAGACGGTACACACATTGGGGGTTACACTGAGTTAAGAGACTTCTTAGGGAACTTAGAGGGTTCTAAAATATGAATGACTCCGAGCCTCCAAAGAAACAGACACGTACACGTCGAAAGACTAACTATAAAGGCTCTACCAACAAGAAGGCATCTGGTCTTACCCCAAAGACAGACAAACAGAGAGACCTTATCAAGGCTTTAAAAGAGAGTAGGCAAGTGTTTATCCTCGGCCCTGCTGGAACAGGAAAGACTTATGTTACAGCTACCTATGCTGCTGACCAGTATGCTCTCAAAGAGATCGACAAGATCGTCATAACACGCCCCCACGTAGCCGTAGGAAAGGAGCTAGGGTTTCTGAAGGGAGACTTGACTGAGAAGACTATGCCTTGGGCATTGCCAGTGTTAGACGTACTGGAGAAGCACTTAGGGAAGGGTACGGTGGAAACTGGCATCAAGAATGGCAACATTGAAATGGCTCCCTTAGCTTTAATGAGGGGTAGGTCATTTGAGAATGCTTTTATTATTGTCGATGAAACGCAGAACATAACTACCCATGAACTAAAGATGCTCTTAACTCGTGTAGGGGAAGGTACAACAATCGTTCTAAACGGGGATGTACAACAGTCTGACCTGAAGGAAGCAGATGGGTTGACAAAGGTTATTCACCTAGCTAAAAAACACATGCTACCTGTACCAATTATTGAGTTTGATGTTGACGATATCATACGAAGTGATATTACAGCAATGTGGGTTAAGACATTCCTAAAGGAGGGACTATGACAGACAACGTAAATAATCCTGCACACTACGGTCAAGGTAAAATCGAGTGCATTGACTACATCGAAGACTTCCTGACTGACGAAGAGTACATAGGATACCTACGTGGGAATATAGCCAAGTATCTTCACCGTTGGCGATACAAGAACAAAGAAGAAGACCTAAATAAAGCACAGTGGTATCTTAACCGTTTGATAAAATTACAACTAGGCGGATAGAATCAGAAAAGCCCAAGGCGTCCGTAAGGGATACCTTGGGCTTCTTTGTGTTTAACGTGTGGTTACTTAAGTTAGTCCTTTAGACTTCTCAAGAGTTCTAAGTGACCCTAGACCTAGTAATCCACCTAAGACTGTCAGAAGACTTGCCATATCGAATACTGGAAGGTCTGGCATAGCAACACCAAAGGCTGCAATACAGAACAACAAGAGGGGTTGTACTACAAAGTGATAAGCGAATGCTACACCACAAGTCCACCCTACGAATGGTCGCCATGAAGACTGAAACAGATTACCTTTAGCTTCTTCGACGTTTACTGCTATCTGCGCTAGAGCAATAGAGTGTGCTTGTTTTTCAGCCAGTGTCCCAATCTCGTGGGCTAACTTAGCTTTCTCATCAGCATCTGGAATGAACTTATCCAGTATGTCTGAGATTGGCCCTATCAGTTTACCTAACATGTCATCCTCCGTTTGACCAGTGTTCAGCCATTGCCCGAATAGCCTTAAGGTTCTCATCAATACGGGCCATAGATACTGCCTGATTCTGCACGAGATTTTCAAGCATTTCAATACGAGCATCATCTCTAATGAGACGCTCTTTGTTTGCGATTACGGAACTCTGCAATCCTGCAAAGAACCAGATTGCGGTAACTGTATAAGCTCCTATAGCAATTATTACAGTTATAGGGATATTCTTATTTACCCCCCAAGAATCTTCACTCATTTGTATTTCTTTCTTGATAGTTGAAAATGTGGGCCATCAGGGAAAGACTTCCAGTCACCACCCCACTCTAGGGGTACATCTAACTCTTCAGCAGCGGCCTTCATAGCATCTGCAATAGGGTAGAAGTCTTCCCACTCCCAAGAGATAGGCCAAGGGGCTAAGTCTACAGCATGGCCTGTGATGTGGCGTGAGTTAAGTGTGGTGGACTTACCAGCCTTGTACAACTCTTTCTGTCGCACTGGGCTACGGATACCTTCCAGTACAGTGAAGTCAACTTCAGACTTACTAATGGCTAGTTTAACGACAGAGACCAGATCGGTATGTACCCCTGACAGCTTCTGCATACTACGATTTCCTAATTTGTATGTCATGTGTTTTCCTTATATTATGTTTAAGTCTAACTCAGCTTCACAAATGAAGCAGTAGCCAAGGAGTGATATTGACCAGTAGTGCCATCCCACTTGTAGTAATAATCGTCTGGTAACGTAACTGTAATGCTGTTTTGTGCGACTCCATCACACGATCCCGCTGTCAAATAAGTTACATCGTCAACGGACAAAGAAAAACTCGCAGTCCCTGTGAAAGTACCGCTTGGGTTGGAAGTCGTTGTAGTGACAAGGTTCGCAACAATTTGGATCGGTCTCCCTGTCTGGTTTCGGTAAACTGTACCTTTTGTTAAAGTCACCGCAGCCCAAGTTTGACCTACACCGATAGGGGTAGCAGGAACGGGAGTTAAGGCTGCAATAGCAGAAGCGACATTAGCTGGAGACACAAGGCTCTGTAGGGTTCCTGTGCCACCTTCCCAAGTAGCCGTAGCTTGATCTCCGAGTAAACCTGTCTGAACACCCAAGGTACTAACCGTTTGGATATCATCAAACAGACTGAAAGTATCTGTTGATTGATTAAGATAACCAATGCTAATCCAAGCATCGTTAGCCTCAGACCTAATTTTAAGTATGTTATTAGAAGTATCATACCAAAGCATATTAGCATAGGTTGTGGGTGGTGCAGTAGAGCCACTGTTGGTACTACCCAACGCTTGCAATGCGTTGTTAATATCCGCTCTAGTGGCGGGAAAGGTTTGGTTATCAATTACTAAGTCATTCTGTGACATTTAGTTATACTCCACATAAGCGGTTAGGGATGATATAGACGGGGTTATATTGTTTGCAATAGATGTAAGTTTCACCTTAAACCTAAAGGCTCTTGCGCTAAGGTCTGCAACTTTTATTGCAGTGTAGCTAGACCAAACTGGTGTACCTGATGGATCATCTAAAGTTGTAGAGACAAGTGTTATGATGTTAGTGTCAGGAAACTGACTGTCCCCACCTAAGTCGTCGAACAAGCTGGGCGCACTGTCAAACAGCGCAGGTTGGTCGTCAAATAGGCCAGCAGTATTATCGTGTCTTGCTGTTACACCACTTACGTAGACACGACACCTCTTAACACTAGAATCCGCAGTCTCTATGTAGTTACTGAAGAGATACTCCCCCTCAGAGGGTGCTACAGAGGAGTCTGTTATCCTTAGCTTACTGGTGACAACCTCTGCGTTAGTCTTTGTACCAGAGAAAGTTGGACTATCTACTAGCGAGATTGTGTTAGCAAAAGGCTCAATATTAGCAATAGGTACAACCACAGAGGTGTAGCCCAATGAGTAGATGCCTGATTTATCCACAGCTTTAACCATGTATGTCCCTGCCCTAGCTGGAACGGACACACTAGAAGCTGGACGAGATACCTTGTCAACGTAGACTAAAGAGTTGGGCCAACTAGCTCCGATTAAATCAGGTGTGTATCGTATAACGTAGTACGACAAATCAAGATCAGGTACAGCTTGCCAATCAAGAGTTATGACAGCACCATTGACTTCCGCTACAAGCCCTGTGATATCTGAGGGAGGTTCAAGTAATCCAGAAGCGTTAATGTTGGACAGATACTCAAACTCACCTTTGATGCCAAACGTATTTACTGCTCTTGCTCTGAAGTCATAGTTACCATCTTCAAGGTCAATAGCTTCAAAGTTGCCTAGCTGGCCTGTCCCAAGTGTGATCCAGTTAACTTCTGAGGATAACTTAAACTCAGACTCAACATAATCAACCCTGTCACTCGCAGCGGAGGTTACATCAAGGGTGATAATGTTTGTGAGCTTCTCACGTATAACCTGAGTTCTAGCGACTGCGGATAGCCCTACAGGTGGCACTGAGAAGGGGGATAGTAGCTCAGTGTTATCTCTCTCGTACACGACACCATCAGATACTTCATCGTAGACAGACTCGGCGGTCTCTCTTAATGTCATCTGTGTCTGTAGGTCAAGACCATCAGTTAAACCAAAGTTCCAAGCAACAACTTCAAACTCTTTGTTAGTCCACCCGAAGCGGGTGTTAGTTAAGCGAACATTGTCGCCAACTTGAACTTGCAACGTCTTTAGTCCAAAGGAAGCGTCAACTGTAATCTGTTGTCTGTTACGCTCCAGAGAAATAAGAGCAATACGACGAGCTTCGACAGAGTTGTTAGTAAACGGCAGATCAATATCAGCCACTGACTCTTGACCACCATCAGCCGATAAAAAAGCTGCATTGGTTACTTGTGGGTAGTCTGTAGTCTGCCAGTTGCTCTCTTCACCACGGAATGTACCCTTAACTGTATTGAAGTTGTTTCTACGAGAATGTCGTGTAGATACACTCAAGCTAGAGCGTAGGTCATCTTCGTTAAGATCAAGGACAGGTGTAGTCCAGTAAGCTGGTTTCATGCGCCACTTACCCTGAGAGTACCACATACTACCATCCATTGAGGTAAGCATAGAGTTAAGCATGTCATACGGAGTTACAGCTAAGGTAAATGCACCATTGCAAGTGTAACGAGTTGTACCTGCGATTGTATTAGTTTGATCACATACGTTAGCAGCAGAAGTAACTAAAGAGTCATCAATGTTAGCGACCTCTTCCGCAAGTCCATAAGTCGAGGTTAAGTAATCCCTCAAGCACAAGGCTGGATTGTCTGACCATGCTGTTGTTGAAGTACGTGGGTCATAGACCTTCTTACCACTAACAACTGCTGTAAACTCAGGGATACCGTTAGGAAATGCGTTTGCGTCAAACTTTAAACGAACGTACATGTACGCAATATTACGAAGTCTGTGTTCAGTATTCCAGTTAAATGACTCAGAGTTAAGGTCAGCGTCTACTGTCTGGTCAGGGGAACCGAGGTGCAACTTAAAGCGGAGTTTACCTGCATACTTGGTTGGGGTGACTACCTCTCCATCAACATCTAAGGTAACTAATTCGTCGTTAACATAAATCTCATCAAAGGACTGTATCTCGTGTCCAGCAAAAGCAAGGATACGGTGAAGGTAAACATTGTTTGTACCTGTAGCTTCGTCGTAGATACGAGCGCCAGCAACGCGCATCTTACCGTAGATAACCTGATGATCTAATGCTGTACCGATAGCCGTAGTTTGATAACCACGGTTTTGCCCTGACATAGAAGGCTTGGGAGAAAGCGCCCTCATAGCCGCACCAAGTACAACAGAGGTAAGTAGCTTCCCTATTACAGTGCCTGTAAGGAACGCACCAAAAGCTGTGGCTGCAAAGCCTGTAGCGCCAGCGGTGACAACAGGAACGAAGAGGGGGAGGGCTAACAATTGAGCCATGTGAGTTATTTATCTCCAAGATATTTAGAGTACGAACACTCCGAAGGTTTGAACTTTAACCAAGTAAGTATTTTACGCAGGGGACTACTTACCTTAGAGTTAATCACAAGCACTGACACTCCGTCTGACTTAAGGCAACTCTCAGCAAACTTAATTAACTTGATACCTGTTAAACCCTTGCGGCAGTCTTTATGTAAGTACACAACGTCACACAAAGCAAACAAGTGACTTTTGTGGTGTATGTTATGGTTAACTACAGCTACAAAGTAACCCACAAGTTTACCTTCACCCCTAGCTGTAAAGACTTTAAGGTTTCCTTGTAGCTCTAAAGCGTAGTAGGTTTCCCAACAAGGGTCTAGCTTAATGTAAGATTGGTAGTCCTCGACCTCTTCCCAGTGTGCAGCAATCAGGGGTTTAATCTCTTCTTCTACTTGAGAGACAAACTCTTGTTGATACTTAATCATTTCTCATCTCTACCCCAAGATATCTTTTTATCTTGCAAGTCTTCGATAAAGTCTAACCCAAGATCGTTAGGGTAGATTGACTTCTGATAACCAGATGTGTACCTGCCCTCTAGCTCTCTCAAGGTCGATAAGTTTATTCTCGACAGTTAACTCAATAGTAGTTGTCTCAGCACTCTCTTCGATGTTCATCTGATCCATATAACCTGAGAACAATTCGTTTAAGCCCTTGCTACCGTCTTGCAAGTTAATCTTAGAGCCATCTTGTAGTAGTATGTAGGAGCCACTCTGTTGTTGTAGGCTACCATAGGAAAATGTACCAAAGTAAATCTTGGCTACACGTCCCTGATAAGGCTCACTGAGGGCTAAGGATAGTAATTCTGAGGGGATACCACTTAGACTAACTGTAGCACCCTTAACAGCCATCTCAGAGGTTTCCTCAATAGAGGAAATATTAAGGAGTTGACCAAGACCAAACCACTGAGTGCCATTATCAAGTACAAGCGTACCTTGACCCGTCCACATTCTTATAGTCTCACTAGAGAAGTTAAGCTCTGTAGCAAAGAACGGGTAGACTATATCTCCATCAATGTTTTCTATTGTGCTTAGGGATAGTTCTCTGGACATATTATCCTCAATCTAGTTGGTCAGGTTGTTAATAGTGTTTTGTAAGGTTCGAAGGCTAATCCTGTATCCGTGATCGTCATCAACGCCTGTATCTATTAGGCTACCAATGTATTCGTTATAGTTAAAGATGTCTTCCGTTTCGTAACCCCACGCCATTGCGTATGTGTATCCGTTTGCAACACTTTGTTCACTCATTGCCACGGTAAGTCTATCTATAATGCCTTGGCCTGAGAAGTTTGAGTCCACAAAAATACCTGCTGGCGTGACACAGTCGGTGTTGCTTATCCCAGAAGACTGAAAAAAGTCAGCAAGACGAGGTAGAATGGTGTGATCTTCGGGTAACTCAAAGTCTAAGCTAGTCCCAACAACAACGCCTTCATCCAGTGCCACTGCAAAGTGGGCGTTATTTTCAGCAAAGTATGCCATAAGCTCTGCGTTGTATTGGTCAGGTGTGCTTTTGGGGAGAACGAAGTCAACGATATCTTGATAGAGGGCGTTGTCTTTTAATAACCCTGTGGTGATAGTAACCATTACGAAACCTCCAAATAACCAGAAGTGAATATTGTTCGGTATTGACCTGAGGTGAGAGAGGTACTGGACCAAGTAACATCTGAAGGTGAAGCGCCCTGTACATAGGAGCCAGCACGAAGGAAAGTGAGTGCCTGATTAACCGTTGGCCCTGCGCCCCACGTGTGGACGGGAGCGCCTGTAGTTCTACCAGACGCACCAAAGGCAATCGTTGCTACGCTGGATGCAGAACAGTTGATGGTGTTGGAGGATGTAGACGCAACGTCTTGAGCCGCAACTGTAGTGATTGCGGTGCTTGGTCTGTAAACCTCTACTGACAGCATGTTGTTCGAACCATTACTTGAGCTTGTAATTGAAGTGTCTCCCGCTGCAAGAACTTTGTAACAAGTCCTCATGCGGTGGTAGTAGTATGTGGTTCCGCCCTTGTTACTGACACTACCGTCAGCAGCCGCAAAACCTATTGAAGTAAACCCCGCGGGAGTAGTGGGGTAAGCACTGAAATTAGTAGACAGCTTCCAGATAGTCACAAGAGCAATATCACCTGCAGCAAATGAGGGTGTAGTTGCTGTGATTGACGTGCCGGAATTGCCAACAATCGTATTGGATTGTGCGGTAAGTGTTAAGAATGCACTAGCCCCGTACCACTCGCTAAACGACATAGACACTCCAGAAGCCTTACCGATTAAACCACGGATGTCTGCGTCGTTAATACCTGCTTCAGTAGCGGTAGTACCTCCAGCCTCTATGTGTATCTCATTCAGAGATAGCGTCCCAGACGCAGGAAGCGCCATTAGATTGTACCATAGGCTGTGACGTTACCAACAACTGTGAGGTTGCCTGTAGTATCCAGCTTCATCTTGTTAGTACCGCCTGTTGCAAAGTGTAAAACACCAGAGCTTTCGGTTACTGTCCAGTTACCGAGGTCTACTGTTGTGGCATTGACTGTGCCAAACGTAGGGTTGTCGTTAGGCTGCACTGCACTGGCTGCAAGTGTGCCTTGGGCTGCTGTAGCATAGTCTGCGCTATCGAAGGCTTTTACTTGAGCAAGGTTTGTAACCTCACTGTCCATCAAAGCACCAGCAGAAGTTACATTAGCTGTGTCTGTTACGTCAGCACTAGCTTCGATACCGTCTAGCTTTGTGCCATCAGTGGCTACATCACGACCATCAAAGGTAGAAGTAGTTGTAATAGCACCAGACATTGCTCCACCCGCTTTAGGCAGTGCAGCATCAGCAGTAGTACCTTGTGCGGCAGTCGCATAGTCAGCAGATGCTGTAGTAGCAGCAGTACCTAAACCAAGGTTAGTCCTAGCTGTACCTGCGTCAGCAAGGTCTGACAAGTTGTTCGCGGCAAGTAGATCACCTGACCCTCCCCCGCCCCCTACGGCAGTCTTTAGTTCTCCCAGAGTAAGAGCCATTGTTTCATCAGCGGATATGTCAACAACGACAAACTCATCTGCATCAACTAGGTCAGCAGCAACTATGTTAGTTAGATCAGTAATCTTCTTATCGGTCATTATCAGATATCCTTATACCAGAGCTTCAACAGCTTCAAAAGAGATGCCATAGGCTGACACATTGTTAATAGACCAACTGGTCAAGTTATTTGCTAGGCGAAAGACACCTTTTGCTTCGTTAAAGACGACTGTGGCTCCAGTGTATGTTGACCTAAGTGCTGGCCAAATCTCTAAGCTACCATCACCCGTTTTATCTAACAGCACCTGATGTAGTTTAGCTGAGGATGCTGACCCAAGCTGAATGTAGTCACCAGCCTTAAGAGTTCCAGTCATAGTAACAGTAACAGTCTCATCACCGACATTACCAGTGAGGGTACAGGAGCTTACATCACCCTGTGGAGTAGCGTAGTCAGGGTCTCCTAGTAGGAACGTACCTGTCTGTCCCTTCAGGCCAACTAGCATAGCCTTCCAAGGGGCAGCTAGATCACGACGAACCGAGGGAATGGAAACCGAGGCTTGCCACTTCTGTCCACCGTGGGAAACGATCTGTTGCTTATAAGTAAAGGGGGAACTTGATGTCGCTACAGCATTAACTGCGCTTAACTCAATGCTCTCAATACCTATGCTAGTTGGAGTTGATAGTGGATAGCTCAAAGCCATAGTTTATTTCCCTATTATTATCCGAAGACAGCCTTAGTCGCACCGCCTCTACGACGATCATTAAGCATAGAAGATTTAGTCATGTTAGCGATCTGAGGTGCAGCCTGTGCAATGAGCTTCTTAACACTTTCGTCGCCATTAGCTTGGAAGTTGAAGTTCTGGTGGATCACTACGTTGTCACCACCGCCACCTTCCATTTGTACACCTAGCTTACCATTAGCACCCCTCTTGAGTGGCATGATAGCTTCTGGCCCAGCTTCACCCATGAGACCAGTCTTACCGCCAGCCATAGGGAATGTTGTTGGACTACCAACGACACCACCGTTAGCATAGGCTTGTATCTGAGAGCCACCTTGCCATGCGCCACCATCAGCTTGGAGAGTACCAGAAAGTAATCCAGCCAAGCCAGAACCGCCCTTATTGCCTACGCCTACAGAGCCAACCAACTGTTGTACGACAAGGACTTCAAACAACTGCTTGATGATTGACCTAGCCATATCCTTAAAGGCATCCTTAACAGACTTAGTGCCATCAACAATAGAGGTAAATGCGTCACCCATACTGTTTGCGATACCTTGAGCTAAATCTTTTTGTTGTGCTGTAGCCTCTTCAAGAATACGGTTCTCTTCTAGTTTGGCTGCGATCTTTTTAGCAGAGTTGTTAAGTTCTGTTTCCGTTAGCTGTACGTCAGCCTTCTCGTTTTCCTTGAGTAGTTCGTAGTAGATTCTTTGAGCCTCGTGCTGCTCACCACTCAGACCAATTAAGACACGATCTTGTTGAATCTGTAGCTTACGAGCTTCGATGATCTCGTTGATGTCAATTACGTTGCCACCACCGCCTGTAGGTTTCATACCCGCCAGCTTTGTCTTAGCCGCCGCCAGTGCATCTAATTCACCCATAGCTGCTAGGAAAGCAAGACTTGCTTCAGCCAGAGCTACTATGTCATTTGCTTGGGTAGCTAAGACTTTAGAGGTTTCGTAAAGGGCGGTAATCTTGGCTCTCTCACCTGCAACGAAAGCAGCAACCTCTCCAACCTTACCTTCTTCCAGAGCTTTAATTTGGGCGTTTACTTTAGCAAGTTGCGTTCCGTAAGTTTCACCAAGACCCTCTAGGTCAGATTGAGCTTTCAATGCCTTATCTATAAAGGCTGACATTGAAGCTGATACATCAACTCCAGCTAAAGCCAGTGCTGTAACTAGAGCCTCCCCATACTTCTCTTTAAGCTGTGCAACTAGTTTTACTTGTTTTTCAGCTTTCTTTCTAGCTTCATCAGACGCTTCATTTAGGCTATTAACAAATACCTCATTTTGAGCTAGAAGTCTGGTGTAAGTCTCCTCATTTTGAGTTGCAAGTTTGTTAAGTTCTACTTCCCCCGCTTGCCTTATCTTAAACTGTTCAATCAGAACCATCTTACGTTTGTCAGAGATGTTCAATAAAGAAACTTCTTTAGCAAACTCCTGTACGGCAAACTCTTTCTTTAGCTTATCTATCGCAACAGAATCTGCCCCATGCTTTATTTCTGTCTGTAATAGCCTTACTTTTTGCTCTGTTGCACGTTTACTCTCATTTGTATTTAGCAAGTCCTCTTCTGCAAACTTCGCTTGGAGTTGCTTTAGGGGAAGAAGTTTTGCTTCTTCTGCCCCAATTTCACGAGTTTTCTTTAGCCTATCTTCTTGGTTTTTCTTAATCTGATTCTGAATAGAGAGGGCGACTTGCAAACCATGGTCAACTTTAGTTGATTGGTCGTTTGAATTTCTATTCGCAGCCGCTTGAAATCTTTGTCTAGCCACTTGACTCGGAGATAGTGGTTGGAGGTTTTTACCTACGTTAGAGAAAATGTTTCCCTCCGAACCCTCTTGTAACGGAGTTTGGGCGGTTAGGCCTATGTCCTTAAAGCCCTCTTCGGCTTCCTCTCGTAAAGCGACTAATTCTTCCGTAAGCTCGGTGATCCTACCCTTAGCCTTAGTAATCCCACCATTTTGCCTAGTTAGGAAGAGTTCATCTAGGGATACACCAGCGTGTGCAGCCTCTTTAGCCAGAGAGAAATCTCTGATAGATTTTATTATGGATTCAAATTGGCTCTTTGCCTTTTTGAGTGAACTTGCAGTTTTGTCAGCAGCTTTCTTTGTTCTCATAAAAGCCGCACCGATACCAGAAATAACAGGTATAAGAATACCAAGACCAGAGAACAGAGCTATCAGCTTAGTGGTCTTAGCAAACATAGCCATTGTGCCGACAAGCTGTGTAGCCTGTTGACCAAAGGCCACCAACACGTTCTGACCTGATCCAACTTGAACTGCAAAGTCACCAACCTGATAACCAGTTTGCTGCATCATAACACCAAGCTGATTAGTCCTACGAGCCGACTGTCCCATAGAAACGCTATGTTTAGCGAACACACCCGTTCCAGCCTTCATTTGAGCGTTAAGTCTGGACACAGCAGCGGTTTGCTCTAGGGTTGTAATGATACCCCTTTTACGAGCCACAGCAAGTTCGTTTAACCCCTTAGTATAAATGTTCATGGCGGTGTGACCCGCTACAAACTTATTCTTAAGCCGCTCTTCTTCCTTAGCTGCTAAGGCGGTTGAGGCAGCAGCTTTCTTTTCCTCGGAAGCAAGCCTCTTAGTCTCGGCAGCAGCTTTCTTTTTCTCGTCGGCAAGTCTCTTAGTTTCAGCAGCGGCTTTCTTTGTAGCCTTTTCGTCAGCACGGAGAGCCTTACCATGCGCAAGAAGCTCTTTCTTACTCGTGTTGGTAGCCTTGGCTAAATCACCTACAGCTTTATTATATTTATAATAACTAACCTCAGTTTTGGATAAGCTAGAAGATAACAGCTTAACATTACCTTGAAGAGTTTTAGTATTTTTAATGGCCTTAAGAAGTCCACCCTGCTCAACCCCAAACACTAACTTAATGTCATCAGCCATTCGCTATCCCCATATAAACTACATCAACACGTTTTATAGCTTCTATTTCCCAAGAAGATATAGGTGTCTCAGTCAGTTCCTTCCATGCTTTAATTTGTTCGTATGTTATCGGGTTAGGGCCAGAGAATCCAGCAGTTCTACTGTTGCTCAAAACACAAAAGGCAGACCAGACATGAGACACAAGCTGAGGAAATACTGTCGGGGGTTCCAGTGCTTCAGGTCTACGTCCAATCTGCCTTTCTACTTGTTCTAAGTGTTCACGTTCTGTAGTGCCATCCTTGTCAGGTTTGTTTAGCTTAAACTGATGCTCAGACCAAACGCACAACTGAGAAGTTAGGCTTTCGTAAAATCCAAAGATTCAGCCAGTGCTTCCTCAATCTGATCTTTAATCCAGAACACTTCGCTGTACAACTCTTTTGCCTTAGCGACAGTAAGTTTAGGTTTCCCACCATCATAAGTGATATTCCAGTCGGAAGTGATCTTAGATAGAAGAGAAAGTGTAGCCTCTTCCATGTCCTGTGCTGTAATATCTTGCTTCTTGCCTGACTGCATAGACTTCAGACGTTTGTTTGTCTGTTCGTACATTGCATCTTTATGCTCTTTAGAATGACTTGCGTGGACAGTGATAGTCATATCAGTCTTGTCGTCATTCTTCAAGGTGTCGCCAGTGTTGGGGTGTACCAGTTTAACTTCTACAGTGTCGCTGGTAGGCTTGAGGTTCATTAAATCCATTGTCGAGTTTCCTTATCGGGGGTTTATGTCGGGTGATTAAAGTGTGGAGACCCCGACCCGACTCAGAGCCTCCACGTACCTACGTAGGTATTAGTTTACGCTGGGCGTGTGATCTTAAGGTTAGTAACTTCTGTGCTATCAAAGAGAGCAACGAAGGACATATTGACCATACGGCTAGTTGGGCCATCGACACCAACATCAGCAGAGTTAATTTTGACACGAGGGAAGTCAAATGTGTAAGCATTAGCACCTGTAGGATCGTCTACAGATACTTGAATAGC